CCCCGCCTCACAAAAGTCCGCGCGCGCGAGAGCGCGGCTCTGCCACCTCCTCCAAAGGAAGAGGGGGACGCTAGAGGGACCCGACGGAAGGCCCCTTGGTTCATGACAGTGTCGAAACACTTCCAAGAACTCACCGCATGCTTCCAAGCTGCAGACGGCATCATGACCCACGACCTGCGACCGCACAACCGACAGCGGTGGAACCGATTCCATAGCTTCCTCAATGGATGCTTGTGGAACGGTCCCGCCTATCTGAAGGAGTACTGTCACAAAGTACGCGAAACACTTTGCCAGCAGTGGAAATCACTACCTGCCGAAGTCCTTCGGCGCCAGGGCGAGAGTCTCAGCGAACTGACCAGACGTGCTCGGAAGGGATTCCGAAACACACCTGAGTCACTAATGTTCGCATCACGGACAACTCGCGCAATTGACTGGCACCTAGGCGACAGTAGTGCCGATGCAATGCGGCTAGCGAAACGGCAGAAACGCGCAAGCGATGAAGCAGTCGAACGGTGGCAATCAGACCACCGCCACGATGAGGGCACACTCCAACGTGTCCTGAGCCTCCTCTCACGCCATCTCAAACCAAACGACCAACCACTACCAAAGTGGCCGGTCCCGGGTGAGAAGGCAGTCCTCGAAGAGTCGGACAACGCGCATAGCACGGCGCCAGCGACCGAAAGCGTCGTCCGGTGGTGTTTAAGCTACCTCGAACGGGACGTAGAGCGTCACACAGACGCACAGGTGGAGGGCATCCTCTTGAAGGACGCCGACACACCATTCTACGGCCCTCGGCAGCAACCCATCGGAGACCTCTGGTCGCCAGCACCGCGGATCGGCATGATCGCACCGTCCGACGAAGCTGCCAATGAGGTATACGACCTGTACCACGATGAGTACAGTCGCCTCAAGCAACTCCGTCGGACAGTGAAGCCGAATCCTGCGATATGCAAGGAGTTTGTCGCTTCCCATGGCCCGGGTCAGCTAACACCGCCTCTCGCCACAGTCGCGATCTCAGAGATGGGCGACAAGATCCGACTTGCCTCAACACACAGTGTGAGGGAAGTCTGGATCTCCCGTCTCTTGAATCGCGTGTGGATGCCTTTCCTTCAAGGCAGAGAGGGCTTACACGCTAGCCGGTGGACCCTAAGGGGGAAGCCAGTGCGCCTCACGCGACGACGTGAACCGAACGAGGTTGGACAGGCCCGCCTGTACTCTGCAGACCTCTCGGCAGCAACGGATTGGATCCCTCACGCGGTGGCCCAAAAGGTGGGACACGTGCTGAACCAGAAACGTGGACTCAAAGAGCCCTTCTGGTCTGACGTAGTCGACACACTCTTGGGACCACACGCGGTCGTCGAGTCGAAAGAGTTCGCTAAGGAACTCCGTCGACTCGTAGACGAAGAGGGGTACCGCCTCGATGAAGCTTACGAGGATTTAATGCAGCAGGAGGGCCCCCTGACTACCAAGTCAGGAATCCACATGGGTCTAGGACCCTCGTGGATCGTCCTTTCAGTTCTGAACTGGGCCGCCGCACGACTTGCTTCGCATCACGAGCGAACGTTCGCCATCTGTGGGGATGACCTCATCGGCCTTTGGACTCCGCAGGAAGTCCGCCGATATGAGGCCAACCTTGAGGCACTGGGACTTAAGGTGAACCGTACCAAGTCCTTCTACGGACCACGCGGGGTGTTCTGCGAGCAACTCGTAGAGTTGCACAACCCCTGGTACGCGACGTCTCGGTTCGTACCGGGCCCTGCCGAGGTGGGAGCATCGAAACTGGTCGCGAAACGGTCACATGACCGCTTTGCAACCACGAATGCTCTCGCCAAGATGCAGGTACCGTTCGAAGCCGGAAGACGTCTTCACCTCCAGCGCTTCAGGAGTACCCGACCAACGAATCGGCCAGGTCCCGTCGCACTGGCCGGGTGTGGAGTCGGTGCTCCCGACGAGGCCCAGATCTTGCACTACCTA